AGCGTGGCCACCATCGGTGCGGGTCGCGCCGCCATGCGTGTGCAGCAAGAGCCGTCCAGCAAACAGCCGCTGAACCTTCAGCCGGGCTTTTTTTTGCTGGTACCGGCCGCGCTCGAGACTACGGCGCAGCAATTCATCAGCCAGAACTACCTGGCGGCCAAGCAAACGGACTTCAACCCGTTCGCGGGTTCGCTGGAACTGATTGTCGAGGCTCGGCTGGATGCCGCCTCGGCCGCCGCCTGGTATCTGATGGCCAGCAATGCCGCTGTCGATACCATCGAATACGCATATCTCGACGGTGCCGAAGGCCTGCAGACCGCGACGCGCGATGCGTTCTCGTCGGGCAGTGACTTCGACGGCATTGAGGTCAAGGCCTGGGAAGACTTCGGCGTCAAGGCGATCGACTATCGCGGCGTCTATAAGAACGCGGGCCAGTAACACCAGCAATGCAGCGTCAGACAGCTCGCTTCGGCGGGCTGTTTTCGTTTCAGCAACTCAGGAAAACCCACATGAAAAATTACGTTCAAGCCGGCGTCGTCGTGACGCTGATCGCGCCGAGCGCGCTGAATTCCGGCGACGGCGTTCTGGTCGGCAGCATTTTCGGCGTGGCCACTAACGCCGCCGCCAATGGCGCGCCGGTTGAAGTGCGCCGCGAAGGCGTGGTCGACCTCGCCGCGCTTAATACCGACGTCGCCGCCCAAGGCGCCAAAGCGTACTGGGATGCGACTAACAAACGCGTCACCATCACTGCGACCAACAACACGCTGATTGGCGCATTCCTGAACGCGAAGGCCAACGGCGACGTCACTGGCCGCGTGGTACTCGACGCACGGTGCGCTAATGGCGTTCGACCCGCGACGCTTGATGCGGGCCGCAGCGCGGATCGGCTTTACCGCACGCGCAACCATTGGTAGTGGGCCGGAATTCGACGCGATGTTTCATCGCAAAGGCAAGGTGGCGAAGGTGGAAGGATTCGACGTCGACGATGCCACGCCGGTGCTGGAATGCAACAACGCCGATCTTCCGCCGGACCCGTATGACGAGACGGTGCTGGTAATCGACCAGGGCGAGCAGAGTAGCTGGCTGGTCATCGGTGTAGATCCGGACAGTTACGGCTTCACGTATCTCCGTCTGAGGAAGCTTTGATGGCACACATGCTCACGCAAATGCGCCAGACCATGGTGCAGATCCTGCGCGACGCGGGCACGGCAGCGGGCGCAAATGTCTGGGGCAACCGGGCGCGCCGCTTTAATGAAGGCAAGTTGCCCGCGGTGCATGTCGGCACCCTCGGCCGCAAGTCGGCTGACGTCAGTGACATTCCCGAATTCCGCCACCACGTGCAGTTTGCGGTGGCGGTGGTGGTGAAGTCGGACGAAACCGCCGATGACCAGGCCGAAGCGCTGTTGCAGCAGGTCGAGCGCGCGCTGTTCCAGAACCCCACCCTCAATGGACTGTCCACGATTCCCCTGCGACCGGAAGAGCTGCAGGTGGGCATGGACGGCGAAGGCGAGCGCGTGGTGGCCGTATATGCCAGACGTGGATTGCCACCTATGACGAAGCGCCGTTCGATGATGCCGACGTTACCGAAGATGCAACCGCGCCGCGCTTCGGGCAGTTCCAACGCTTGCACGGCGATCTGGACAGCGAGCCGTTCGAGTCGCCGGCAGTACATGCGAAGTGGCTGCAGGGCGATTACTCCACCAGCAAGCCCGTCGCACAGATTGATTTCAACCCACAGGGAACCCCATGAACCTGTTCCTCAAACCGCGCGATCCGCGCGAGGGCGAACCGCCCATGACGGTGCTGTTTCCCGACGGCCACGCCGCGCTCAAGGCTGACGGCCAGCCGGTCGAAATGGACCCGTACTGGTATCGGCGCATCGCCGATGGTGACGTGCTGGTGGTCGATCCGCCGCCTGGCGACGCGCCGGCGAAATCCAAGTAACCCGACAGACCCCGCCGCGTGCGGGGTTCTGTTTTTTCTGGAGGCTTGAATGCCTGAGAACATCAGCTTTAACAGCATCCCGGTCGACATCCGCACGGCGGGCCAGTGGATCGAGATTGACCAGAGCCATGCCGTGCACGGTCTGCCGGCGCAAGACCGCAAATTGCTCGTCATCGGCCAGCGCCTGCCTGCGGGCACCGTTCAGGCGGGCGTGCGACCCTGATCACCACGGCCGACCAGGCTGCCGGTTATTTTGGCCGCGGTTCAATCATCCATCGTTGCATCGCCATGGCGCGCGCTGCCAACGACAACACGCCGATGTATGCGATTGCGCTGGACGATCTGGCGGCTGGTGTTGCCGCCACCGGCACGCTGACCATCACCGGCAGCGTGACCGCCAACGGCATCCTGGCACTGTATATCGCCGGCCAGCGCCTGCAGGTCAGCGTGTTGACGGCGGATGCCGCGACGCTGTGGCCACCAAGGTCGTTGCGGCGGTGACTGCAGCAGCCGATTTGCCCGTCACGGCCGCAGCCGCTGCTGGCGTCGTCACCTTCACCGCCAAGAACAAGGGCCTGCTGGGCAACAGCATCGATCTGCGCCTGAATTACTACAGTGACGATCTGCTTCCTACGGGTGTAACGGCCGTGCTGGTGCCGATGGCCAGCGGCGCGGGCAACCCCGATGTCACTGCCGCTGTCACTGCCATTGGCGACGACCAGTATTCGTCGATCATCTGCCCGTTCACCGACACGGCGAATCTGCAGGTGCTTGAGGCGATGCTCGACACCAAGTGGGGCCCGATGCAGCAAAAGACGGGCCACGTTTTCAACGCGATGGTGGCCACGCAGGCCGCGCTGACCAGCTTCGGCGTCACGCGTAACAGTCCGCATGTTTCGACGCCGGGCCTGTACGACACGCCGACGCCGCCGTGGGAACTGGCTGCGGTGCTGGCTGCAGTATGCGAAGCCTCTGGCGCCATTGATCCGGCGCGGCCGTTCCAGACGCTGTCGCTGCCAGGCGTGCTGGCGCCGCCGCTGAAATCGCGCTTCATGCGCACCGATCGCGACCTGCTTCTGCGCTCCGGCATCAGCACGATGGTGATCGGCAACGATGGCACGGTCACCATCGAGCGTGTGGTCACCAACTACCAGAAAAAAAACGCCTATGGCGTGGCCGATACCAGTCTGCTCGACCTCGAATCGAAGTGGACCGTGGATTACATCCGCTACGCCGTGCGCGCGCGTCTGGCGCTGCGCTTTCCACGGCACAAGCTGGCCAACGACGGCACCAACTACGCGCCGGGGCAGGCCATCGTGACGCCGTCAATCATTCGCGCGGAGCTGCTGGCTTTGTTCCGCGAGCTTGAGGCGGCGGGTCTGGTCGAGAACTTCGACCAGTTCAAAGCCGATCTGGTGGTGGTGCGTAGCAATAGCGACCCGAACCGCATCAATGCGGTGATCCCGCCGGACATCGTCAACCAGTTCCGCATCTTCGCCGCCGCCGTGCAATACCTGCTGTAACGCGGCGAAAAGCAAACCCCGAAAGGCCGGCCACGTCCTGGCCTTTTTTTCGTATCAGGAGAGAATCCGCATGACGCAATTTGCCGGGCGCGTGTTTATCAGCATCAATGGCTCGCGCCAGCGCTCCAAATCGGGCGCGAAACTGAATGTGGGCGGCGTTGAACGCACCGCGGTCGAAACCGATGTCGGCGTGGTGGGTTACACCGAAAAAAACGAAGGCACCCACTGTCGAATTCACCATCGTGATGGGCAAGGATACCGATCTGGTCACGCTGGCTTCGCTGGTCGATAGCACGGTGGTCTTTGAGACCGACATCGGAGTCAGCTATGTGGTGAAGGATGGCTTCATCACCGATCCGCCTGATTTTACGGGTGGTGACGGCGAAATCGGCATCAAGATGTCCGGCACCCGCGTGGAGAAACTGTAATGGGTCAGAACACTTTTCCGATCGTGATCGACCTGCAAAAGCCGGTGACACTGGGCGAGGCGCTGATCACGCGGCTGGAGCTGCAGGAACCCACCGCCGGCGACTACCGCAAAGTGCGCGACCCCGGCCGCATGCTCGATGCCGCGCTGGATCTGGCGGCCGAAATGAGTTCGGTGCCGGCTGCCGCGCTCGACAAACTGGGTGCCGCTGACTTCCAGCAGCTGGTGAGCAAGGTGAACCCTTTTTTTTGTTCTGGTTCGGCTGATCGCGGAGCGCGTGAGCTGGGACGATCTCTTTGGCGATCTGGTGATCGGCGGCGGGATCGCGCCCAGCGAGGTCAGCCGCATGCCGCTGGACGAGTTCCTGATGTATCACCGGCAGGTGATGAGGCTGAAGGGTGGGCCTGCTCGCCATGATTAGCAGGCAACAGCGCTCAACTGCGAAAGAAGGCCCGCAATGCAGCAACGGCCGCCATCATCAGTGCGAGCAGCACCCGGCTATGCCAAACGCCGTAAAGGTCTGGCCCGCCGTAAAGCCGCCGATCCACGCAAAAAAGGATCATCGGGACGGCAAAGCAGGCGATGACCCCAAGGGCCACGATTAACAAAATCCGGGAATTCGACATATGGCTTCACCCATTACCACCATCATGGTGCGCTTACGCTGAAGGACCAGTTTAGCGCGGCGCTCGGCAATTCCGGAAATTCGGTCGACAAGTTCGAGACAAAGCTGAAGGGGCTGAAAGGCACCGTCGGCGCGGTCGGCCGGGGCATGAATGGCCTCGGCGGCGAAATGGAAAAGTGGGGTCGGCGTACCACACTGGCAGTTGGAGGCGGCATGGTGCTGGGCCTCAAGGACGCAGCTGAACAGGCCATTGACGTTGAGCACGAGCTGGCCAACATCGCCAACACAGCGGGCGTGGGCCAGATGAAGTTCAAGTCCACCATGGCCGAATGGAAAACCGGCTGATCAGTACATCGAAAGCCACCAACCAGACGCAGGCCGATCTGCTGCGCGGCTTTGGCGCACTGGTGTCGAAGGGGCTTGATCCCCGCGTGGCCATGACCATGACGCGCTCCATCGGCCACGCGGCCACCGCCACCGGCGCGGATGTGGAAGAGCTGGGCCGCTCAATCTATTCGGTCTACGACAACCTGAAAGTGCCGGTGGGCGATGTTGATCGCGCGCTCGAAATGATGGCATCGGCCGGTAATGAAGGCGCGTTCGAGTTGCGGGATATGGCGCTGTATTTTCCGCAGCTCACCGCATCGGCAGCACAGCTCGGTGTGAAGGGCACGAAAGGCGTGGCCAGCCTCGGCGCCGCGCTACAGATTGCATTGAAAGGCGCGGGTGACCCGGCTGAAGCCGCTAACAACCTGAAAAAACTTTCTGGCCAAGCTGTCGGCGCCGGAAACGGCCAAGGCCTTCAAGAAATTTGGCGTCAATTACAGCGCCGAGATGAAAAAGGCCATCGCCAGCGGTGATCCGGTGATGTATTTCGCGCAGCTCACGCAGAAGGTGACCAAGGGCGACCGTATGAAGCTGGGGCAGTTGTTCAGCGATATGCAGGTACAAAACTTCCTGGCGCCGATGCTGGCCAACATGCAGGAATACCAGCGCATCCGTAATCAGGCTTCGAACTCGAAAGGACTGCTGAAACAGGAAGAGGTCAATATGATGACCACCGCGAGCGAGCAGCTGAAGCGGATGGATATCAATATGCAGGCCACCCTGCAGAGCAGTAGCTTGCTGGGCGTATCGGTCGACACGTTGACCGAAAAGCTGTCGAAGCTGAGCGACGATGGTCTGGGCAAGATCGAGATTGGCGCGGCTGTGCTGGGCGTTGCGGGCAGTGCCTGGGGTACTGGCAAGGTCCTGAAGTGGGGCGCTGGCAAGCTTGCTGGCAAGAGCGCTGGTGGTCCGGCCGCCGAAAAAAAAGTGAAAGAGACGCTGGGCAAGGTCGCGGGGGTGACGCCGGTCGAGGTCACGAACTGGCCAACCGGCTTCGGAAGTGGCGTTGGCGAGAACCCCGACGTGCCGGACGCAGCAAAGGATGCGGCCGGTTCGCTCTGGCAGCAATTCAAGGCGCTGGCAAAACCAATCTTAAGTGGATTCCTGCCATGGGCGCAGCGCGGTAGCGACGTCTGCCGCTGCGGTTGCCGGCGCGGGTGCTGCCGGCTACGCCGGCGGAACCATGCTGTACAAACACGCCATCGAGGGCACGACGTTTTCGGATGACATCGGCGAGGGCGTAGCCCGGTTTCTGGCCACGTTCGGTAACAAGGAAGCCCGGCAGACCCTGAATGTTATGGTGCCTGGGTCGGCACCGGCCGCCAC